AGCTTTATATCCTCACCATTTTCGCCAACAGTTGAAGTTCTAATATCTTTATTATCTAAATTAAATGTTTTACAGATTTTATCTTTTACCAAGTTCTGCAAGTATCTAGCTTTATTTTGTCTGCTGCTCTGTTTCATTATAAAATATCTTTCGGTCTAGGTTCTACATAATTTGTTTTATGTTTTTTAAGCTCTACATTTTCATGATAATCAAGTTTCGATCTCAAGGTTCCATATTCTTTGTCGAAGGTACTAAAATAATAATGCATACCTAAATAACCTTCTGTTTCATTAGATAGTTTTTGTCCGTCCCTTTTATAATCTTTAATAAGATATGCTCTTGAATAAGAACCATGAGGTAGCACGATCTGTTTTGTAGTGTTACCATTTGGCCATGTAATGCACTTCTCCTTACACCAATCTATAATTAAATCTCTGGTGCAATACTCATTTTTAAGTATTGGATTTAACATAATATATTCATGTAGATCTGCTGCTACTACTAAGCCGCTAAATTGTTGTCTGGTAGAAAACATGTGGGCTTTTTCGTTTTTAATCTGTTTGCCATTATCTTTATTTGTTTTGTAATCATAGTGGGCATCAACCCATCCATATGTTTCGCTATCATTAAAGAATGGCTGTTGATTATTCTCTAACCTTTCATCTAAAATTCTGTGGATCATGGGTCTATTCTTCTCAACTACTTCATAAAAGTCATCTGTCTTAGGTGCATTCCGCATGAATGCTTTAGGATCTTCAATCTTTACATTTTGAAAGTGATGCAACAACTGCCCTATTTCTTTGCTGCCAAACTCCAATGCATCAAGAATCTTGTCTTTAACACCAGCATCTAATTTTTCATTTATTTCATCTTGTGTGTGTTTGATTGAACAGATTAAATATCTTCTTGCAAACTTGGTAAGGAATAGACAATCTTCTTCGTTTGAGAAAATCATGAAGTTACAGAAAAAAGGAATTTTTATCTGTGGTCTACCTTTTAATTCTATTGTTAAAACTCTATCAGTAATAAATTTCTTTAGTGCATTTGTTAATTGTTTAATGTTCTTCTTACTGCTTAGATCTAATTCATTTATAATTCCAAATTGTAAACCCATTAATATATTTGAAAACTGATTAACCATCTGTGAATACTCAAGCTGTGTATTGCAGTTATGGTGTCCTAATAAAGCTGATATCAGTGATGCTAATAGACCTTTTCCACCACCTTCAACACTAGTAATTACTGGTGCCCATTGTATCTTTTCACCGGGCTTTTGAATCATAAATGATATGTATTGTTCGATCCAGTACCAGTTATCACCTAGCAGCCATTTATAATAATTTAAGATTTCGGAAACATCACCGGGTGCTGCAACTATATTTGATGGATAATAAGTGTTGTAGTAGATGCCTTTGTTTATAGCTTCATATTCGCCCTGCTGGACCTTTACGATACCTGGTGTCATTCCTGCGTGTGTAAACACACTATGAACTTTATTATTTTCAAAATCTTTATGTTCTAATAGTTTATGGCTTAAACTTTCACCCTTCATCGCTGCAAGGTTCCAGTCATTTAATTGTTCTTTCTTTAGCAGCTCTTTACTATCAAGCTCATAAAATGACATAACTGATCTTATGTAGATGTATGCTTTTAAGAATTTCTCAACTGCTGTTTCAATAGATTTTCTGTCTTCTAATTTCTGTATCGCTTTTAACTCTTTTGCATATTTATCTGGGTCAAATTCATCTGCTTTATTTAAGTATACTGGTATAGCAAGTTCCTGGTGCATAGGTGCATCAGCCACATCAAATCCTTTAGGAAAATCCTTAACGTCTACCATTTTAATATTATTAGTTAGATCTTCATCAAGCAGGATTTTAGCAACCTGTACCATTGCTAACTGACCAGGTTCATCATTATCTGGGAACAAGATAACTTCTCTATCTTTTAAGTGTTGGAAGTTTGTTTTATCTACTGCTTTAGATCCACCCTGCCATGTTAGATGAACATAATTAGGATAATTTAACTTTCCATATGCTGCAGCTTTTTCACCTTCATGTATTACAACTTTTGCATCTGGTTTTAGTTTAAGATCAAATTCATTATATAAACATCTATTTTCTGGCCAGGCTTTCCTATGCCACTCACCCTTTTCATCTTTTGAATAAACATAGAATAATTTTTTACCATCTTTTGTTTCATGTGCTTCTTTACGAATTGCATAAAATGCAACTGCACCATGGTAACTAGTGTATGTAAAATAATTTCTTTCATATGTGTCTGTATACTGAGATAGCTTCTCAACTTCTGGTGGTTTATCACCAATAGTTGTGGATACAAATTTAGGTAATTTTTTTTCTTTTACAGCTTTTTTATATTTAGAATAATCAATCGACATTTTAATTTCGGACCTTCTTCTTGCTAGTCTTTTTTAATTTCTTACGTCTTTTTTTTAATTTTTTTCCTGCTGCTTCTTTTTCTTTTTTAACAATTCGCCAGTGTTTGTAGCCAGGTCTAGCCCTCCACTTACGCATGTATTCTCGGTGATAATCAGATCTATTAGTAGGCATAGCTGCCTCTTAGCTTATCTGGTACAGCTCTTTTTAGGATATGGATTAATTTCATTTGATTGTGCTTTTTCATGTATTGTTGGATAGTCTTGAGTAACGATAGTCACTACCTTTGAGATTGACAAAGGTGTTTTAGTAATTTTTGACTTTAGATGGTTTAATGCATCATATGTAGCTGTTGGAACTGTAATTGATTTAAACTTCTTCATTAGTTGTCCTTACCTTTTTTGATATGGCTCATTATTTTTTTCTCCCAGTAGCCAACTTCTTTTTCATTATTGTCTTTGTATTCTTGCAAGGCTCCATTATCTTTTTGAAGTTTTCCCATTTCCCAATACAGATCCATTTCTTTTCTATTGAGCTCGTCTATCTCACGCTGTTTAATATCAATTACATTTTCTAATCTTGATATTTTGAATCTATCTTCTGCCATCATCTTCAATAATTTGCTCTCATTATTTCCTGAATTTTTGATAACTGAATTTTGATTGATGTTAGATTTAAAAGCTAACTTTCCTATCTCACGATAATATTTAATAGCAGTATCAATTTCGATTTTTTTCATCTTAGTCATTGTCAAAAACCCCTGGTGCAAAACTCGCTAATCCTCGAGTACTATTTATTAATTTTTCTCTAGCCTTTTCTTGCTCTGACTCCTTAATCATTTGGTCCAATCTTTGTTTTTGGAAATCTAGACTTGAATCAGGGGCCAGGCTTCCTGGATCAGGTGTGTTGATATTTAATTTAATTGGGGTTTGCTCTATCTGTTTAAGCTGTTGTAATACTTTTCTAGCTTTAGCTTTTTTTATTTCATCAGGAAATAGTTTTAATTCTTCTGGGCTAGATGATTGTTTATATATTTCATATTTTCTAGTTGCAGACATAAATGGTAATTTAGCTTTTTTAGGTGCAGCATTAGTATTAGGTTTGTTCTGTTTTGCTAATCTCTGTGGCTGTGTGTTAGATTTATTTGCAGGTAAAGATAGTTTATTAGGCAAATCTTCAAAATTATTTAAAGTATCAACAACTTGCTTTTGTTGCTGCTCTACTTCATTTTTAAATTGGTTTTCTGTTTTAAAACTATTTGATATTGGATCATGGACTATAGGGCTGTCGTATACTTCAACATACTCATCTAACTTATTCATAGCAGCATCTAATGGGTTAGGTTTCATTGCTTAATCCTTCCCCACATCAAAGCTCATTTTTAAAAGATTTTTAACAATATCTTTATCTGCATCACTTAATGATGCTACAGTTTTTCCTAATTCAAAGTGCGCTGCTAGATTTAATTTCTTAACTTTTGGGCTATCCTTCGTTTTAGAATATTTACTTAGCTCAACAACATTAGATCCATCTTTTAATGAAATTCTTTTAAGTTCATCTGGTGTTAGACGATTGATAAATTCTTCATCTGTTTCACCAGGTTTCCCAAGTTCTTCTTTTAGTGCTTTAATACTTCCGGCTATATCTGATAAAAAATCAAAACGTTCTTTTTCAAGATCAGTAGCCATCATTATTTGTTCTTTTAGTGAAGGTGTTGAATAGATGGATTTATCAACATTTCCAGTTTTACTCTTAATCATATTAGTTGGCTCCAATCCAGTGGTTGAACCATTCTTGAAATTCATCAGGGTTAATTACCCAATACTTAGTTCCTGGCAGCTTATAAATGCCCATAGATGCAAGATCCTTTTTCTTCTTGCCCTTGTCATCATATAGCCAGTTCTTCCAAGTCTTATCTGCAATACCAAACTTTTTCAGTATTTCATGTTTAGAGTACCAACGATTTTCAAATTCAAAGTTCATATTTTTGTTTTTGTTCACCAGCTATAAGGACCATGGAAGTCGACATTGATTTAACTGTTAGCTCTTACATAGGCGGCTAACTTAGCTGATTAGAGATAAGTATGATACTTTGAGGTGTTTTACCATTTTCCTTCCGGCTATAAGGAAATAGAATTCTATTTGAAGATCTTCTTAAAAACTTTTTTTGTTACTAATACTTTTGATACAGCAGCAGCAGATTTTTTCCGCTGTGCTTCTGTTTGTTTGTTTTCATACATGTATGCTTCAACAAAACTTTTTCTAGTTTTTAAAACTTTTTTATAAAGTGCTGTAACACCTTTAAATTTATCTTTTTGTTTACCGCCGGCTGCAGCATAAAGTTTAAATATTTTAGTTTGCTGCATTCTTATTGCATAATGCATGTCAGTTTCAGTCCCAGTTGGTGCTATTTTAATTCTAGGCTTTCTGTAATAGTCAACCATGGCTAAGGATTTATGAACTTCTTGAGCTAATAATATTTGATTAAATGTAGTTCTATCACCATAAGTATTTTCTAATAAACTACCAACATCTGTGTATTTTAAACCTAATGCTTTTGCATAATCAATAACACCGGCCCAACTTCTTCCATACCATTCAATTTCTTTCCCATCTTTTCCCGTAGGCACCAATGAAACTTTATTTTTTCTTGGTGGAGAACCTTTTTCAAAAGATCCATAATCACTAATATTGATTTTAGGTAATTTCTTTTTCATGTTTTTATTTGTCATGGCGGAGAAGGAGGGATTCGAACCCTCGGAAGAAGTTTCCTCCTTCGGTCATTTAGCAAACGACTGGTTTAAGCCTCTCACCCACCTCTCCAAGGTCATGACAATTTTTCTGGTAGTGTAAGGAAATCCTGTCGCTACCAGGTGTGAAGTATGTAACACGTTTTATTTAATTAGCCTAATCTTTTTAATTCTGTTCCATTCATTATCCATATCATCCATTAAATCAGCTGCTTTAGGTGTTAGCTTTTTATTTAAATAACTACTTTCAGCAGATCTAGTATCTGATCTTCCAGTTACAGTTATTACATCCCAGGTTGATCTAGCTTTCTTTTGTTCATTAACTTTATTTTCATGAGTGTTTCTAAACATACGCATTGCAACATCTTTAAGACCACAATGCTTTTTTATATGTTCCCACAATTCCCTGCAGTCTTTTAATCTTGCTGCATCTGTATTATTCTCATTACCTTTACGCAGGAACCTTTTATCCTTAACTCTAGGACTAGGAAAACACCAATCAATGAACATGGACCAGGAAAAAAACTGTCTTTGTTTTTGTAGGTCTACCAATACATCACGAATATTTGAAGTAATCCAAAAAGTATCTGGCACCTTAGTTTTGTTTACATGTGCAGGTATTTCAACTTTTCCATATACTTTAATTATTTTACCTTCATTAATTAACTCTTCTGTTCCCCATGTGATGTAACTGTATTTAAGCAACAGTAATGTTTCTCTTCTTCTACCAGTATAAATCATAAGTTTAATTAAATATGTTTGAAATGGATATTGATGCTTAAACAGTTCACAGGCCTCAAGAATCAAAGACAACTCTTCATCTGTAAATTCTTTTGTGTTGTACTTAGATGCAGCACTTGATGTAGGTTTTTCTATTTTAATATTTAATACTGGGTTAGTTGGTGAGTTTTTTCCTAACATTGACTTTTCTTTTGCATGGTTCCAAACGTAACTAAAACTTTCTTTAATTTGTTTTTTAGTTCCAGGTGATGCAGTTAGTGTGTTTAAATAGTGTCTTACATCATGCTCAGAAACATCTGCTAATACCTTGTGACCAAAAGGTGTGTCGAATACAGATTTACCAGGACCAATATTATCAAATTCTTTAGATGGAAACTTTGACCAAAACTGCGTCCATGTTTTTATACCCTCAAATGTTTCACCATTAATTTTATAACTATCTCTAAATTCTATTTCACCTTGGTTGTTTTCATTTGTAATAAATTTAATCGCTTTCAATCGATCATTATAACCAATTAAATATCTAGCATTTTCTCTTGTAGTATTCTTATGCAATGTTTCAGAAGGTTTGTCTATTTGTGGACAGTTAGCTTCAAAGAAACTTTTGATAGCATCATTAAATGTAGCACGCTGTATTTCACCAAGTTGTGTATCATATTTTTTTCTTTTTTTAAGTTTTTCACCTTCAACAATATCTACTGCCCAGGTTAAATCATTCTCACTTCCATATTCTTTACGAAGATCTGAAATTTTCTTCTCTATAGCTTTAACATTAAATTTTTCTCTATTGTAATCGCCTAAGACATATCGCTTACTTTTACCATATACCTTCTTTCCATTAGCAAGGGTTCTTTCAACACCATCATTCAACCAGTAATCAAGGATCATCACCTTACGTTTAGTCTTTCGCTTGTGGTACAGGCCCAGGCCTTGACAGCTTCTACCTTTACAATCACCAAAGTAATATTTTATTTGTTCGTTAGCTTTGCCCTGGTCATCAATGAAGTTAGTTTCCAGCTTTTCTATTACTGAATCTTTAAGTGATATATTTTTTTTCATGCAACACCCTTTCTAGTTACAACTAAAAATCGAGATCTATAATCGAGATATAGCAGTCGAGTTTTAATCGAGTTATTTTTCATATCTTTCTGTTGACGTATGCAGCTCTTTTTAAAATTAGTCGATACATAGACAACTAATAGGCAACTAAAGGAACTGATGGAGCTGTAAAGGAATTAAAAGAATTGTGATTTAATTGCGTTAGCAACTCCCTGCGTCAGTAACAATATATCAATAAACTCTGATAGTTTGAAGAACAATATAAGAATAATTGTAAATCCAGTCGAGAATTGTACGAGAACAACCAAAATAAATAGAATTAAACTTAAGCATTTACTCAAGCAGCAGGCATCATGCAACAGGGCTTTTTACTAGGTTTTTACTTGCAGCATATGATGGTATTTACTGGATTTTAGAGCTGTAATTTTTGAGTTTGATACAGTGTTTTAATCGAGAATGACGTTATTGAAGGTGCTCTAAATCGAGCACCCCATGAAAAAGATGCAATCAAACATCCAATGCAATTATATATTTTTATTTTTAAATTTCATATGGTCTTTTTTATTTACCTAAAGCTTTTTTAACAGAAATACCTCTAGATAATTTACTAGCTAAAGTTCCTGGTGGCACGTTGTAAAATTTTGCTAATTTTCTAATCGATTTAAAAGTTTTTCCATTAAATTTTATTTGTTTTGCTAAATCTATTTTTTTTGTCTTCAAAGCCCTTTCAATTGTCCATCCTTTACCTATCCTGGTCCTAGCAGTGTGGTCGTGTATTCCATAAAATTTTGCAGCTGCTCTAACATTGTCAAATTTTTTTCCATCAATTTTTACCTCGATATGATTTATGGGAATCTTTCTACGTTTTTTTAATCCTACAGCTTCATTAATACTCCATCCTTCATGTAACCTTCCTACAAATAAGTCTGGTTTAATATTGTAATATTTAGCCGCATCACTCATAGATTTAAATTTTTTATTCTGTATTGTAATTTTCTTTCCTAAATTACCCATACCAAATCCACCACTAGATAAATTATATCCATTTGGTTTTATTGAATTATACTTTTTGATGTAAAACCTTTCAAATTTTGAAAGTTCAGATAAATATTTACATCTTTTGATTATCTTTTTTGAAAAATTTCTTTTTCCAAATTTATGAATTGCTTCTTGCAAAGATCCTTTTCTTAATGTTTTTGCGTCAACATGATCTTTCCACCTTTTTGATAATGAGCCTAGCGATGCACCTATATAATGCTTACCATTAACTTTATTCTTTATGAGATAGATTATCCCTATTTTTCCAGGGTGATGATCTTTTCTTTTTTTTAAACCTAAAGCTTGTTCTGTGGACCAACCATCTAATAATTTTTGATTGACTGTAGTCGGTGAATAACCATAGTATTTTGCAGCTGCTGACATTGAATTAAATTTTTTGCCCTCTACCATCATAGGTTTAATAAAACCTTTTCCCTTAACTTTTTTTAAATTTAATGCCTCAGATATTGTAAACTTATGTTTGTATTCAGTGCTTTTAATTCTTCTAATGAAAAGATCTACAGATTGGCCATAGGCCCTTGCTAAAGCACTTAAACTTTCATAAGTTTTCCCTCTAAATTTGATTTGTTCTCTATCTTTTTTTTGATAGTTAACTAGTTCTAAAGCTGCTTTGATTGGCCAACCATTTCTATATCTCCAGTTTACAGATCTCTTTGAAACTTTTGGATTTAATTTTTGCCTAGCTTCTTCTAGTGATTTATAAATTTTTCTATCTACTGTTACTTTAATAGGCATTCTTAAATATTTAGTTCTTTTTAAATACTACAAAGCCATCACTTTCGTGTGACCAGTAACTTTTGTTATCGAAAATATTTGATTGTAGATTATTTATCTTTAGAATTTTTTCGTAATTAAATTTTTCGTCGATACTGTTATCAACAGGTAACAAATATATAAAATAGTTTTCTAAATTTTGAATTGCTTTTTGATATTCTCCCGGACTTAGGTGAAATTTATAATTGGAACTAGAAACAGCTTTGACTTCTATATATATTTCTTTCAATTCACCTTTTGACATCATAAAACTTTTTATGTCATATCCTGCACTCACATCTCTAAGTGAAACATGATCAGGCTTTAAGTTTTTGTCTATTTTTAATAAATTTATCTTCTCTTTTTCAAAAACTAATTTCTCTGCAGCAAGTCCTAATTCTTTTTGGTTTTTAATTTCTAAGTCTAATTGTTCTGGTGAATATTCAGATTTCCTGATTTTGTCTAATTGTGATGTATCTAGCAGTTTATAATCATCACTTTCAATATTATGCTCAACAATATTAGCTGAAATTAAGAAATTTCTTAGACTACTAGATAATATATTGTAACCAGAATTTGGTTTAAAATTAATTACCTTGTTTTCTTGAGATATATAATTTTGTAAATAGTTTTTTAATGGAAGAGAATACTTGGGCTTTAAGATTATGTGGTCTATTAAAAAATTTTTGAAGTTATCATTTTTTTTAACCAATATGGAATTACCAGAGATTTTCAAAACATCTAAATCAATTAAAAAATTTAATGTTTCTTGTAGGTCTCTATTTTCTCTAGAGTATAGATTTTTAACTAATGACAAATTTTTTTCATTGTCTAAACACAAATTGTATAGTTTTTTAATGTTCGGAAAATCAAGATTTTCAAATACTTCAAAATTCATATATTTAATGATCCGTATAAATCATCTATATCATCTTCAACATAGTTAAGGTCAAACATGACGTTTTCTTCTTCAATCACTTGCATCTGCCTATCTGCTTTTTCAAAAACTCTTCTATAAACTTGCTCATCAACACTATCTTCATAATGCAGAAAGTCATAATAGACTGGTTCTGTAATTGATCCCCCTACTCTATGAATCCTGTCCATTGATTGGATAAACTCTGCTGTATTATAATTTTGATCGTAATAAATTGCATTATTACATGCCTTGTGTAATGAAATTGACTCGGAACAAGCCTGTGGATTAGCGACAATGGCATCGAGATCTGAGTTTTTATTGTTAAATTCTATTTTAATATCATTACGTTTTTTTAAGTCTGTCTTTCCATTAATTAATTCAACGTTTAATTGTTCAAGTAGTAAATGTTTTTTTATTAAATCCATCGTCTTTAAATGAGATGACCATATTAAAACTTTTTTGTTATTTTTAATAAGTGGTAGAACTAATGATTTTAAACTTTCTATTTTTGCAGGTGTTTCTCTTTCATCATAATTAGCAATTAAACTTGCAATACCTTCTGTCAGATCTTCTTTGACATCTCTCATATCAGTTGGAATTGCAGTCAATAAATTTTTAACATATGAGCAGTTCTGTCTTAATCTAAGAATTCTGGCTCTTCTAATTTTTTTGATTAACTCAATATTTTCATGATATTTTTGAATTGGATAATTTTTTATTTTAGTAATTATTGCCTCATGAATATTTTTCTCTATAGGGTTCATTTGAACAATGGTAGGTGGATTGAATATTTGTTTAGAAAGATTTAATTCATTCTTTTTTATTCTGACATAGAATGGGTTTAATTTTTCTCTTAATATTAATGAAGCTTCGTTTAGATTATTTTTTTCAACAAAAACATCTACTCTAGCTTTATCGTGAGCTGTCATGACTTCATTATCACCATACAGAAAATCTAAATAATTATAAAAATCTTTATGTTGGTTTGGCATTGGTGTACCTGTCAAAACAACTTTATAGTTACTCATTTTTCCTAGCTCTAAAGCAGCTGCAGACCATTTTCCACCAACCTTCTTAATGTTGTGCGCTTCATCAATTACTATTAAAAATTTATTATTTGATGCAAATATCTTAATAAAATCTAAATCATTAACGTTAGTTGAAAAATGACAAGCATATACTTCACTCTTTACAGGTCTTTTGTAAATATCAACTCTATCACTAAATTTCTTATCAAGAATATTTAGATTTGGATCTCTACCTAGTGTTTCAATGAATTCAGTTTTCCAGGAGTAATAACAATTTTTTGGACCTATTAGAAATATTGCATTTACCTTATTTTCAAGTCTCAACTTTTCGTAATAAGTTAAGACTACTGAAGTTTTTCCACTGCCAGGAACTGAAAAATTGGCAGCACTTTGTGAATTAAATAAATGATAGCAGCTATAAACTTGGTGCTTTTCTAGTTTCCTCTTAATAAAAACCAGTGATTTTTCAAATTCTTCTAGTGTTTTTTCTGAAGTATTCTCTTTTAGATTTTCTAAATGTTTTATTCTGTTTTGTTGTTTTTGTTTTTGTTGGATTAATTCATCTAAAATATGCTTAGTATTTTCACATTTGTTAAGAATAATTTTTTCGTCACTAAGGTATTTTATTACATTTTGTATATTAATATTTGATCTTAGGGCAGAGAATTCCAGATTATTGTCTTCATCTATTTCTCTAAAACTAAAATGTTTGATTTGAAATATTGTTGCAGTTGAAGGTGTTTCATCAAATAAAAGCTTAAATACACCATCATTAAGTGAAATGTTGGCTTTCACTTTACCTATTTTTATAGTTTTTAATTAGTTCCTCTAACTTAAAGTCATCATCTGTTTCAATGTAATAAAACATAGACGTCAAATGATCAGCCTCAGCTTGAATTTTATTTGCAATAAGTAAAGCTTCTTTAATATCTTCTGGTTTCATTTTTTTGCACTGCTCAAAATCTAAATCAGGACTAGTTAAGTGCTTTAAAGCTAGTTCTAATTTTACTAATGGATCCTGTTGATCTTTCTTTCTCTCATATATTCCTCTGAGTTTTTTTAAAGAATTTAAAATTTTATCGTTATTTTTATCATTCCATTTTTCAAATCTTTCATCAGGATCTGCAATATCATCTGATGGATCTTCAATTTTTCCTATTTTTAAAAATTCTTTTTTATCAGCGGTTATCCATTTAAAAACATCTCTCATCAGCATGTGAGTTCTTTGTTCTAGCTCAGAATGATCTCTCATTTTAATAATATTATATGAACTCGCTTTGATTAGACCTATGTCATTTTCTTCAATATTATAAGTTGCTAAAATTTTAGGACTACTTAATTGACTAACAATTCTAGTGTTTAAATCTTGAAATGCAGAATATTTACGCTCTAATCTATTATAATCTCCTTTAATTTTATTCATTGATAAATATTCATTCATTAATGTAATAGGTTCTAAAAATTCTGTCCTGTAGCTTTGAACAGCTTTTTTAAAATCTTTTTCATTTTTACCGCTAAATATTGGATCGTCTTGCAACATTTCTTCTAATGGAATTCCTGATTTTTCATTTTGTAATAATTTTAATGCTTTATCCATAGCAGTGTATTCAGATTTACCCATCTTTTGGAACTGAAGTCTATTTTCAAGTAAAGCAATATCTCTTATCGTAGGTCTAGTGGCTGGTTTATCTGTTCCAGGTAGTATCACTACTTTTAAATATTTAAATTCATCTCCTGGATTTGATTTATATAAAGACTCAAGTGCCCATTTCCTTCGATTACCATTAATCAATAAACCATCAGCAGTAATTATTGCAGGCTCTATTTGACCATCTTTTTTAAGATTAAGTTTTAGCTCATTATTTTTATCTTGATCTTTTTTTCCCAAAAAATCAGAAATAATTTTTTGAACATTCTCATCGTTATGATCATCAAGAGACCCTGTATTTGTTTGGTAAGACAAAACTTCAGTCATTATTCTTCCGTTATCTGTTCTAAAAAAACAGAATTCTAATGGAATTTTAAATACTTCGCTTTTACGCTGAGTTTTTTTCCAGTCTCTGTAGTCAATTATAAAGCTCTCACCTGTAGGTTCTGCTTTAGATCTAACTATATTTTCTGTTACTTTTTTAATTTCAAATACTGCAGGAACATCAACCATATCTGATAATTTATATTGTTAAATATCTTGAAATTCAACCTTCATATATGGAGAAATTAGGGATAATAATAAATCTAGTTAAATACAGATTATGAAAGATATTATTGCAAAGGGCTTTAGAACTAGAAAAAATTCTTTTTATCAAAAAGATAGTGAAAATCCTTTTACAATTAGTCGTTCTAAATTTAGTAATTTTATTGATTGCCCCAGATGCTTCTACCTCGATAGAGTTAAGGGGTTAAAAGAGCCTAGTATGCCGGGGTGGGCACTTAATTCTGCAGTAGATGATTTATTAAAAAAAGAATTTGATAAACATAGAAAAGAAAAAACACCTCATCCTATAATGAAAGAATATGATCTTAATTTTATCCCTTATGATCACCCTGATATTGATAAATGGAGACAGTCATTATCTAGTGGTATTTCATATCTAGACAAAGAAACTAATTTGATAATCAAGGGTGGTATTGATGATGTTTGGTATGATTTAGATAAAGAGGAACTGGTAGTAGTTGATTATAAAGCTCAATCAAACAAAATACCTGTTGAAACAGAAGCTTATTTAGAAGGTCAATATCATCAAGGTTACAAAAGACAAATGGATATCTACGTTCATATTTTAAGAAACATGGATTTTAAAGTATCAGACACAACTTATTTTATGGTTTGTAATGGTGAAAAAACTAATGATTTTTTTGAAAATAGAATTGATTTTAAAACTGTTTTAGTTCCATATAAATCTGATCCATCATGGATTCCAAGTAAAATTAAAGAAATGAAGAAGACTTTAGATAGAAAAGAAATACCTGAATATAATATAAATTGTGAAAGCTGCATATACTTAGTGTCATCATCTACGCTAACGTAGCAAATTGAGATGCTCTAAATCGAGCAACCCATTAAAAAGATTTAAATTTCATATGGTCCTTTTTTATTTATTTTACGACCACGATTTGTAGCTTCAAAACTTCTATTATCTCTAAATGTGTTTCCTAAATAACCTGGTGACCCATAACCTCTATTACTACCAACATGAAATATTGCTGTAGTAGATCTATAACGATTGTTCTTGGTCCCTGCTTCATGCACCATGGACCTTGATTGATTTATCTTCTCTGCTTTAATTTCTTCATCAATCTTCTTGAGTGCAGCATCGTTTAATTCTTCAAATCTTCTTCTATGTTCATCACTTTTAAATTTACCATTAATGGAATTTAATATCTTCATTTCATTGTGTCTTCTAAATGCCTCTGATGTATATTTTGCAGTGCCTTCCTTATGTGCACCTCTATTTCTAATACGTTTCGCAGTTCCTGCTGGTGTAGTAACATGGTCCACAAGTGGTCTTTGATCCTGCATTGGACCGGGTCGTTTAAAGAGATATTTTCCATTCTTAACTACATACATATCGCTAAAGCCACCTCTTCGCATACGCATACGCAAGGCATTTGAACTAATACCTAAGAACATAGCGAATTCTGGCCGAGTGAACTTATATTCATCATCAACTGTTTGAATGAAATTTCTTGTCATAGATTCTTTTAAGGTACAACTGTTACCTTTGCAATAGGAGGTCAAGGATGGACCGGTTTCTGTTATCTCCCCACCCATCAAGTCCATCAACTCCATCATCAATTATTTACTGCAATCTTTTTGTAAGTGTGAACTGCGGCAGCTCTTATATTGTTTTACTCTCTGATGGCTTGAAGGAGATGATGGCTTTAATTTATTATCAAGGTAATATTTTTACATTAAGATGTAAGTCACATTTCATTATTCAATATCTTTTTTATTAAGAAATTTGACGTGACCACAATATAATTTTTCGTCAATAAAATGATCTATAGCAATCTTTTCCTGTATAATTAGATGAATAATCTGCTCTTTGCTTAATTTATACTGCTCTTCTAAATTCCACCACATAGCATCAAAATCTTTATGAACAAATTCGATGGGAGGCATGTTTGGTCTTTCGTCTGGTTCAGGAGTTAGAATTTCAGATTCAATGCTAAATTGCGCTTTATCTTCATATTTAAGTTTAAATTCTTTATATAATTTTTCTTCCAATTCAGGTTTCATATCTAAAACTTTCTAATTAAAGATACTAGTATGGTACCAACTGAAAATCAAAACTTTTAGTAACCCCTACCCACCCAAAACAGAGAAAAGTGTTTCTTCTACTCGTCCTTTACTTCTGTGTTTCATAGATAAGGTGACTCAAAATATTTTTTCAAAATTTAAGACTTATTGGTGTGAAGTTCAGCATGTAAAAATTTTTTTTTCACTGCTAATCCTCTTTTTCTAATAATTCAAAAAAATGTTCTAATGAAATTACTGCTAATGGCTGCTGCCTATTCATTTTGATTATAGTTAATGGTTCTCTGTGATTGTGTCCTCTACTCTGCTTAAACTTATTGTAGATACCTTTATATTGTTCTGTATTAGTTACTTCTGTTGCATATGGAAAAACTCTTTTAGCTGTAAGTGTTAGCAGCTTTATATCCTCACCATTTTCGCCAACAGTTGAAGTTCTAATATCTTTATTATCTAAATTAAATGTTTTA